GTAAACCAAGTAAAGCATAGAAGAAATATTATATAGATGATATATATAATGCTAATTATATTTATAAATACATTATTCCTTAATAATCAATAACAATAGAGAGTAAGAGAGTAATAATAGAATTAGTATAGAGGTTATAATAAATATAGAATTTTGTAAGTAACTGATTAACAAAGAAAAGAGAGATCAATAAGATTAAATAAAAATTGGGGGGGTTCACCACCTAATTTTCACGCCGAGAGGCAAATTTTTTAAAAAGTTTTTTAAAATTTATGGAACTAATAACAAACACACTAGGATTTATGTATACATGTTGTTTTGCGCTATGTTTTATACCGCAAATTGTCAAGACAATTATTTCAAAAAGCGTTGATAATGTGAGCGTTAGCGTATATTACATATCTTTAACGGGATATATTTCTGCTCTGAGTTATACTCTATTGAAAGTGGGGCTAGATTTCTGGTTGCAAATAAACTTTGTTTTGAGCGGAATTGCTTCGTCGGTAATGATTTTTGTCTACCACAAATACAAAAATAGAGAAGTTGTTGTAAATAAGGTAGTTAGGAATATTCGCGTAGATTAATGGTATATTTTTTGTAGGGGTTAATACAAAAAGTCAAGCCCAAATAGCGCGAAATAACGCGAAATAGTCTGAAATAATGGGAAATAATGGCAAATAGAAGCAAATAACCCGAAATAATTACAAATAATAGGGTATTTACCCTAGAAAGGTCTACTTTTCATAGGGGTAAATACAAAAAAGTCTACTTTTTCATAGGGGTCAAGACAAAAAAACAAACGATATAGAGTAAAAACGTAGGGTAAACACCCTAGTATGTTTTTTTAAAAAAAGCCTTGACAAGTTAGGGATTGTATGCATACTTGTAGCCATGACCAAACTATACCAAAAACTAAAAAAAGAGTCTGATAAGCTCAACGAGCATAATGACTGTGCCGTTAAAGCTATCGCCATCGCCTGCAATATCAAATACAAGGATGCTTGGAATCTAGCCAAGAAATTCGGCAGACGATATAGGGGCAGAACAAATTCTCTGCAAACAACTTATCCTGCGATCAGATCAAAGGGATTTACTTGCTCTCTTTTGGAGAATCACAAGATGAACAAGGCAAAGACTGTAAGGAGTCTAAAGCAATTGATTCCTTCTAGGGGAGTGTTCCTAGTCTTTGTTAGAGGCCATGTCTTTGGTGTCAGAGGTGGAGAGATTCATGATTGGAGTGAAGGTCGATGCCATCGAATTAAACTTATTATGAGAATTTCAAAGAAATAGGTTGACATGATATACATATTACGTTATTATGCAACCCAACAAATCAACCACATACAGAAAGGAATAAATGAAAACATACATATGCAAAGCATACATTGGAGTAATAGTTGAAGCCGAAGATGAATTCCAAGCTGAACAACTAGCAGGACTAGAGATGGACGTAGGAGACATCGACTGGGAAGCCGAAGAGGCTGACCCAGAGCATGACTACTTCACTACATTACAGAACTACACAACAGAAGGAGGAAACAATGGGTAGAACAAACATCAATAAACTCGCTAGCGAGATTGCAACTGAGATAGTCGAGAATCGCATCGGCGAACATTTGACATGGCATTACGACGAAGGCGGTCAATACACATTCACCGAAGAGGCACAAGACCTGTTCATTGAGTTATATGACATCGTCCACAATCATTTAATTTCGCTTGACTAAATCAAAAAATACTATATACCTATAATTATGACTACCGAAAAAGTAAAAGAGTTCATTAAGAACAAATGCCTCCAAGCAGTCGAGGCAAAACCCAATGAGGATAATATCCTTATTTTAAACGAGGATGAAAACGATGCCTTTTTAAAGGTCAAGGATAGATGGGAGGGTTTTTATAAATCGTGTGAGTCTTGGAATTGGAATTACGGATATGCTGAAGTAGCCAAGGATATCATAGATAACTACGCCGAATGGGATCGTAAGGATTTGTTCGAGTTTATTGTTTTCTATTTCGGTGATCCCAACTATCAAAATGAGATAGAAGCTATAATTGAAGTTTTTGAATAAAAATAGTTGACAAATTAAAAAAATCATGTAAAAGATAGACTAGCGTTTGCTATAAATGCAGACTACGACTGGCACTAATCACACAAAAAAACGCACCATGAAAACAAAACAAATCAAATACTATATGTCTACCATTATAATCCGCAACGGAGAGTATGAGACTCTAACTAATTACTGCTTTCAAGCAAGCGACCTTGAGGCGGCAGAAAAAGACGTAACTGAATGCTTTGACATAGGAGGCGACGACTCGGAACAGCAAGCCGAGTTATATAGCTTGGTAGAGGTAACCGAAAAGGAATATAATGTTCTAAAGAAATTTTTATAAATCCGAATCAAGAGCTTCCCGAAATTGATTTCGGGAACATACATAACTGCTTGATTATTAAGCGTTCGCGCTATTTGTCTTGTATTTGCGTTCGATTTGATTTGGCGCTATTTTTTTCAAAAAAGGGTTGACTAATGCCCAAAACAATACATAATGTAAAACATAATCGTTCTTTAACATTTTAACATTTTAGCGGAGAATTTGAACGCTCGACCTAAACGCCTAAAGGGTTCACCCAAGCGGAAATGAGTCGAAAGACCGAGAGCGCCAACTAATTGAAATAGGTTATATCCGCACCAATCTAAAAAAACTATTGACTTTTCAAAATAATATGTCATACTGAAAGGCATAATCGTTCTTTAAAATTTAATCTTTCAAGTCGTCTAATAGGCAAGACAGCAGCCAAGCTAAGGCTGCACTCAGCAGTTCGATTCTGCATTAAAAACGGTAAGAGGACTAGTCAAATAGTGATGTGACTTCAATACTCACCTTGAAAGACATTTTTAAAAAAACTATTGACAAAGCTCAACTTTTGTGATTTAATATAATCTTAACAATCGAAAATCCAACATGAAAACAGCAGCAAAAATATACAATATCGAGCGAAAATGGAATGACGAGGCATCCGAAACCACCACTTCAGACCAAGTTGTAGTGGGTGCTTGTCCCTTTGAAGTATGGGGCGATGAACCAGACGAATGGACAGAAAACCAAACAGTCTTTGACCAAAGCATTTTTTACTTCTTTGACAGTCTGGACGAATTGAAGTCATGCTGCGGTGAGAACGGAACTCGCGAGTGGCACATCATCAGTTACGAGTTTTACCGTGACGCTGACTTATCAAGAATCTAACCATAACCAACACCGAGGAATAAATTATGAACAAAGCACAAGCATACATAAGAGCGTCAAGATACTACCTAACCGACGAACTGCCATCGAACTTTGACGAGCTAGATGAGGGGGATATTATGGACTTCATCCGAGATCGCAGGTGGGAGCCATTTGAACAGTGGGAACCGCACGGAATTTGGGAGTTGATTGAAGACCTTGCCCAAGAATTTATTGAATTAAAAAATCTTTTTGAAAATGGATCCTCATTACCTAGTAATAGTTAGAAATTCGGACAACAAATCAAGTTATCATGACTTCCCTAAAAGTAGAGAAGGTTTAGCAGCTGCTTATAAATTTGCTAAGGGCTATTATAAATGGTCTATCTACTTCGAAGACGAGCTGGTAGATCTACTGGATAACTTATGATGTATATTTTAATTTTCTTGTTGTTGTGTGTAGTCCTGTAAGGGACGTTATGTGTAGTCGTCGTCCCGTCTTGTGGTTAGGGCGGGGCGACATTACCCAAATAGAGCAATTTAGCGCGAAATAAAGTCAAATATTATGATTAGTCAAGAAAATATATTTATATGGACTCTGGTAGTGATGACTGCGATATATTACTATACTTTATATTGTTAATTTTTTTTAAAATTTTTTTAAAAAAAGATTGACTTGCCGTTCATCGCATACATACTAGAAAGCATGAAAGTAAGAGTATATCGCAACCTAACCAAAAAATGCCTCTCAGTTCAGACCATGACAGACAAGGGCTGGAGAGTAACCAGACACGTTCAATCAATCTCCTTAAAAGACGCGACCTTCAAAGTATCTGAAGCGGGGCGACAAAGAGTGATCAGAGATCGGCGCAAGAACGTTCATGCTATTGTAGAAGGATACGAAACAGATTCGTTTGATGAGTCAAGCTCCAAGCAAGTCACCTATAATCCTTATAAATCATCTCATTTCTATTACAGAGATCAACCAAACAAAGCAGTTCTTAAATCCAGAACTGCTAGAATAAAAACTTCGGGGATTGAAATTAATTCTTGACACTCAGCAAAAAGCTCTTATAGTAATCTTATGAAAATCACACTAGACCTAACCAACTCGCAACTAATGTTAATCAGAAATGCTTTATATAAGAGCGCTCGACTAGAAGTCTCCTATAGAAATGATTTAAATAGCTTGCCTTGTAGCAGTTCGTTCCCTAAACTCAATGCACTTAGCGATGATCGTGAAGCAGACCTAAACGAATTAGGGGATACCTTCAAAGACCTTTGCTACTCTGTATAATATGAATATTTTTAAAACTATTCTTGACGAACTTGAATCAAGAGGTCATAAGTATATTACTAATCCTGTTGGCTTTGGCATGGCGATTGCAGAATTTAAGACAGTTTACGCTTACTACGATGAAGAAGAGTATGACATTTTTAATATTGATCGACAAGAAAACCTAAGTATCATTTCAACTGAAATAGGACAGTTTAAAACTTTCTAATTTGTTACGTGTGTAACGTGTGTGTGCCGTCTCGCCCCTTAGTCAGGGTGAGGCGGCTTTTTCGCAAATAGAGCAATTTAGCGCGAAATAAAGTCAAATATTATGATAGGTCAAGAATTATTATTGTGGAGTATAGTGGCTTTTGTCATTTGCCTTTATTTAAATCTATTTGTAAGGTAATTTTTTTAAAAAATTTTAAAAAAAAATATTGACTATAAGGTTTTTCTATGCATTGTTATTGACCATGACAAACATAACTATAACGCATAAACAATCATATGGAAACAATCACTTATATATTTCGGGTGATAAAGCAGACAATTTAAAAGCTTTACTAGGAAAGAAGACTGTTAATTTATCTGATTTAAAAAACCTTCTTAAGCTTGGGGTGCAATTTAACATTGACGCAAGCACGCAAACATGCTTAAACATTACTTCCGCAATTAATCACGGTGCAAGCGAAATTATTTTTCCTTAGCACTTGACAAACCATAAAAAACATACAATATAAAAACCATGAAACTACTAACCACAAACACAAAACTCGAAAAAGATAATTCATATCATGCGTTAGGCATTCAGCTTGCGCCTTTTACCCTTGGCGGCTATGGCAATGTCTGCACAAGCGCAAGTGAAGGATGCAGTGAAGCTTGCTTATTTTCAGCTGGTCGCGGTGCAATGCCTAATGTAAAGGATGCACGAATCGCCCGCACAAAAAAGTTTTTTACCGATAAGACTGGTTTTATGACTCAGTTATTTAACGAAATTGTAAAAGCCGAAAAAAGCGCAAAGCGTAAAGGTTTGAAGCTTGCCTTGCGTTTAAACGTTTTATCGGATTTGCCTTGGGAAAAGATTAAGCATGAAGGCAAGACAGTTTTTGAGACTTTCCCGCAAATCACTTTTTACGATTATACAAAGCACTTCAAACGTGCAATGTCATTCGCTAAAGGTGAAATGCCTAGCAACTACCACTTGACCTTCTCGCGTAGCGAGTCAAACGAAAACTTGGTAAAACTTATTTTAGAGCTTGGCGGAAACGTCGCTTGCGTTTTCCGTAATGAGCTGCCTAAGACTTGGCAAGGTAAGAAAGTAATTGACGGTGATAAGAGCGACTTGCGATTTTTAGATGATTCCAATGTCGTTGTTGGACTAGCACAAAAAGGTATGGCAAAAAAAGATGAAACTGGTTTCGTAATAGGCTAAGGCTAGTACAAATAAACTCAAATATGATATTTATACTAATTCTAGTACTACTAGTAATAATAAACTAAATTAACGGGGGTGTAAGGGTTTCGATTTAAATTATTTAATTTGAAGACGGTGGTTCAACTCCACCCACCTCCATTTTTTTTAAAAAACTTCTAAAAGATATTGACATTGATAAAAATCTAACTTAGTCTTTTAAGCATAAGATTAATTCTGATCTTATAAAACCAAAAAACCATATGAAATTAATCGACCAAGTAAATCAAATTAAAAAAGATGCTCGACTTGCACTGATCAAAAAGCTTGCAGGTAAAGATCTTAAAGTGACATACCGCCATGCAATGAAAAGCATCGATGATAATGCCCCAAGCATCGCGACAGAAAACGCCCCAAAAGATTTAGCCTTCGAGAGAGAGCAAGATGCTTTTACAACAGATTTAAATGAAAGGGTTTTTGGTTAATGGTTATGGTTATGGGAAGCGGTGATTTTAGATTGCACTGCTTCCCTTTTCCTATATAACTTTTATTACTATGAAAACACATAATAAACTACCACAAGACATAAAAGAATTAGTTTTAGATTTAATTCTAAAGAAAATTGATTTTGGATGGCAACTGTTAAACTATAATATTAGCAGTAATAGAGTTGACCTAGATTTTGGTCACTCAAATAGATCTGATATAAGTAATAGCTTTTGCTTTAAACTAGATGATTTAGAAGTGTCAAGGTCAAATCTAAATACTTGGATTAGTCAAGTCAGAGCGCCATACATACCTTAAATAGAATGGAATATAAATATTCTATCCAGGAAATAAGAGATTGGCTCGCAAATATAAGTAATATTTGTAGCGAACAAAAATGGAAAGATCTTTTGAATAGTTCAGATTATTTATTAAGAGAAGAGTTAAAAGGTTGTATTTCTTTTGAGCAGGCGAAAAAAGTCTTAATTTTGTGTTGACACGTCTATTCGTGCGTTGCACTGTATAGGCATGAAAAAAGCCACAGACCTAATACCAGAAGCAGTTGACTTCTTAACTCAGATGAATTATAACCACAATCGCAAGCTTGGGGTTTCAGCCAAAAAGTTTGGTTTATTGTATGGCGACAAAAAAGTTGCCATTATGGAAAAAAACTTCAAAAGGCTGTTGACAATCAAAAAACGATAATCATTCTTTAAACCATGAAAACCATAAAAGAAATCAAAGTATCCTCAATTCTAACCGACGAAGTCTTACGTCAACAAAAGGATTTAATTGCACAAGGCTTTAAGCACGTAAACAATGTCAAGGCTGGTCGCTTTTCAGATCGCTACACAATGATTTTTGTTAAACAAAACTAATCACAATGCCCCGAAAGGGGCGCAACCTAAGTCAAAAAAAATGAAGTCAGCAACTTTAAACCAAGCTATTTGGGTTCAAATCATTAAAGAAGAAGATAATTTATGTCTTGTTCGCGATAAAGACGCAAACGAAGTTTGGGTTCATAAAGATCATCTTAGTAATATCGAAATAGAATGAAATTAATAATCACAACTATACTATTTAGTTTATTAGCAATAGCAGTCTTTCAAATAGCAGAAGACAGAGAGCTTAAACGAATTGATTTGCAAGAGAAGTCTTGGCAACAACAAGGTTATAATACAAATACTACTAAATAAAACAAATAGATGCAAATAACTATAAACGTTCTACTCAATCAATTTATTGTTACAGAAAATGGAGAACGAACCATTTTATCTTTAGATGAGGTGGCAAATTATTTCAAAAGAAAGTGTTGACAATGTTTTGCGGCTATAAGAAACTACTTGCTCAGTAGTAATTTATTAACCACATAACCAAAAAACACATGAAACAAGATATAGTAAAACAAATCAAAGAGCTTGCACTTAAACAGTATGATCAGGGAGGTCATTGGGTAGTAGAGAGTTATACTGATGAAGAGATAGCTAAAGAATTCTCTTCAGTAGAAGAAGCTCAGAAAGCTTGGGAAGAAAAAGAAGAGTATGAGCAGGAACACCAAGCTGCTCGCGAATTTTATAACGATGGTAATTTTTGGGCAGATTTTTACGGAGTTAAAACTTCTTAGTTGAATGATATGGTTTAAGCCGTCACTCGAAAGGGTGGCGGTTTTTTTCTGCCCAAATACTCCAAATAGTCTGAAATAAAACAAATAGATTCAAATAACCCAAATACTCCAAAATAAACCAAATAATATATATGCATGACACGGACACAAGGGAGGTTTCCGTGCTATTAGATTATCTTATTTAGAATAATTCTAAAGTAAATGGCGATCAGGTGGCTTAAATTATTTTATATATTTTAAACGAAATGATTTGACACGGGGTAAACTATACTATCTATTAGGCATCGTAACTATCGTATAGTTACCTTAGATTAAATCATATAAACATATCATATCATGAAAAACGTAAATGCAAATGAAGCCCTCGCCCTCGACATTACCGAAACTCCACTTAACGTAGAGTTTAAAGAGGTTCGTATAAATGGCGAGTATAGCGCGACAGTAGGCAATGATCGCTCGATTCCGACATTCGACAAACTGCTAGCCCCGTTTGTGGATCTCTCGAATGCAATGCAATGCGAGTTTAACCCTAGCATTAAGCTTATGCGCTCATCTCACGGCACAGACGGAACTATTTATTCCATCTCTATGCCATACAAAACAATCGATTTGGGCGAGCGCGAAACGGAATGTCGCATCGTGCGTCACGGATCGCTTAACTCATCTTGTTCTGATCGCTTTGGTTTGCAAATGCTAGTTCAAGTTTGCTCTAACGGCATGATGGGCTGGAAGTCTGAGGGCAATGCCGTAACACGCTTTACAGCTAACTGGCAGGGCATCTCACAAGGGCGTATCGATCTTGCGCTTGGATCGTTTGACTCTATGCAAGCTCACTATGTTGAACTGGCTAATGATCTCAAAGCGATTCGTTTGACTAGCGAGGGCGTCACTGATCGCTTAAATCGTATTGTTAAGGGCGAGTCAAAACGTGCCGAAAACATTCGTGAGGAAATTCGCGAGCTTTTTGTTTCGGGCAAGGGCAATCGTGGGCAAAGCTCATGGGATTTGTTCAACGCTGTTACCGAGTATGAGAATCATCACAAGGTGTATCGTAACACAAACGGTGTTTCCAGCGCTGAGAATCGCGCTAAAGGCGTTTTAGCCCTCGATACGGATAAGTTAGCAAGCTTGGTAGCGTAAGCGATCCTAAGCCCTCTCAAGCCCTCTCAAATAGAGAGGGCTTTTTTATGCCCAAATAACTAGATCAATCTAAATAACTATAATAGCCCGAAATAAACCAAATAATCTGAGCCAAATAATAGCCCGTAATAAACCAAATAATATAAGGGTATCAATGCACACTAACAGCACAATCCCATACTCTACTATTAGTAAAACTTATTTAGAATCATTCTAGCATGAACGGCGACCAGGTGAGTTATTTTTAAAAAGAATAATTTAAGGTGTTGACATAACATTTTAAATGCCTTTGTTTATAGTCTGTTCCTTGAAATTTTCCTACTTTTCCACTTTGGCTTTGATCGGCCTTTGATGGGTGAGCAGTGTGAACGTTTAAAAAGTAAGTCGGGAGCGGGATTCTAGCAATCGCCCGAAACTGCTTTTTAAAAACTAGAATTCATTACTGGAAATCCCGAAAACTAAAAACCATAAATCATTAATTATATTATATCATGAAAAAAGTAAATGCAGAAGAAGCACTCGCACTCAACATCACTGAACACGCTTTGAACGTAGAGTTCAAGGAAGTTAGAATCAATGGAGAGTATTCGGCTACGGTCGGCACTGACCGTGCTGTTCCAACATTCACTGACCTGCTTGACCCTTTCATCAAGCTTTCCAATGGCATGCAAACTGAGTTTGACCCTACGGTCAGTCTCATGCGGTCAAGTCATGGAGCGGAAGGGACTTTGTACAACATTTCAATGCCATTCGGCACGGTTGACCTTGGCGGTCGATCGACTGAAATGAGAATTAGTCGATTCGGTTCACTCAATTCATCATGCTCCGATAAATTCGGCCTTCAAATGCTAGTTCAGATTTGTAGCAATGGCATGATGGGATGGAAGTCTCAAGGGACTGCAGTGACGCGTTTCACGGCCAACTGGCAAGGCCTTTCAACTGAACGTATTCAGTTTGCTTTGGAAGGCTTTGAAGGCATGAAGCATCACTATGTGACAATGGCCGAATCACTTAAGTCAATTCGTTTGACTGCTCCCGAAGTGGATGAACGCTTGAACCGAATTGTTAAGGGTGAAAGCAAACGTTCAGAGAATATTCGAGAGGAAATTAGAGAATTGTTTATCAGTGGTAAAGGCAATCGCGGTGAAAACTCATGGGACTTGTTCAATGCGGTCACTGAGTATGAGAATCACTATAAGACCTATAGAAACACAAATGGTGTTTCAAGTGATGAGAATCGCGCTAAAGGTGTCTTATCAATTGACTCTGATAAGTTGGCCGAGCTAGTAGCATAAATTCAAAGGGACTCTTTCGGGAGTCCCTTTTTTTGTCTCAATATAGCTAAATAATCTTAAATAAAACTAGCAATAAATTCGGTCAAATATAATCGAAATAACTATCCTTAGATTAGGGACAAATATTTGCAAATATAAGAATAGGCCGGAAATGTCCCATTTTATACCAGGACGATTTAGGCAGCACCTTTTCAGAAAAACGTATCAAGATATCATGATATGATGATATGTAATTAGATAAAAAAAGATGCATTTAAGCTATTGACCTATGCCACTTACTCTGATTCATTTATCAGCATAGCACATCTGCTATTTTCAACTCAAAGGTCGCGATTTCCTCAATCGTTTTTCTATCATGTTGTTTCACACTATCTCATCCAAAGACTTGCAAGGTGTTGACGTTTCAAAAGAGGTTACTCTGAAAGAGTATGGATTTGCTTACCATGTTTTGCCACGAAAAGACATATATCGTTTTTACATCGGACAGTCCGATTCAATTAAGGAAAATTCAGACGGAAGTTTTGATTATACATTTTTCGAATGTCTAGAACTACCTCTCGATGTTGCCATTGAAAAAGAATTTGACTTTATAAATGTCAAAGACGTTGCAAGCTTCTGTGGTCTTACAAGTCAGGAGTGGCTAGATTTAGACGCGCCTATGAAATTATACGATGGTATCAATTACTACGGTCCTGACAACTTTTAAGTCATAGTTTACGAGGTCCTTACAATTCAGTCGGGACCTCTTTTTTCGCCCAAATACATTAGATCGTTTAAATAAGATGCAAATATATATTATTGAACTACATCATATATATGAGTTGGTATCATATGTAGGTGATCACATGTTCACTACTATACTAGGTGATTTACCCTAGTAAATTATTTTTATCTTTTTTCGCTGTTAGCTTGACATGTCTATTATAAATGCCAGTATTTAGATCATAGCAATTAAGCTATATTAAACCATATAAAAAACATGACCAAAGCAATACTACTAGACCCACAAACATCCTCAATCATGCCAACAGAAGTTGGCGACTTCGAGGACATCCAGCGCAAGATTGGATGCCGCTGTTTCTCTTGCATTAACTTCCCAGATGGCAAGCACGTCGCCTATGTCGATGACGAGGGTCTCATCAATGGCACTGAATACGGTACAATGTTCAATGATGAAATTTACCCAGAACCTTTGATGGGAAAGATCTTGATCATTGGAACTAACGGTGCAGGTGAAGACGTCGATTGCACGATCAAGGGATCAGAATTGCAAGACTTGATCGAAGGGATCGTCCGACTTAAACACTAGTCATGTTCTGGGGGAGTCGGCAAATGGTCGGCTCCCCCTTTTCTTGCCAAATATCCAAATATCATTCAAATATATATTAATGATCATAATTGCCTTACTATTACTAGTCATTTTCTTGTTTAGGTGAACGCCTTATTTTAACTAGGTGATTTACCCTAGTAAATTATTTTTATCTTTTTTCGCTATGCGCTTGACTCAATCATTTTAAACTGCATTCTTTATATCATAGCAATGAAGCTATAAAAAACCATATCATATAAATGAATAAACTAAATGCATTACAATCACTTCGCAAAGGCTCTTTTGCCATTGCTCGAATCATATCAAAAAAGAAGCCACTTAAAGCCTATGCACAGCATGACATTACAAAAGTTGTGCTTTGCACTGTCCGCACTGGCATTGAATACCGCAATCAAAAAGAAGTTAAGGAAAGCGGAAAAGAAGTTGGATCACTGCCTTGGGGAGAATGGGAAGCTTACCCTTACTTGATCACTCATAAAGGCAATCGTTACCTTCGCTTGTATATCGGGCAGTCAATGAAAGTTGTTTACTTTATTGACGGTGTAAAAGTTGCGGCAAATGTTGCTAAGCAAATGTTGCCAAAAAACAAGCCAAGCCAAAAGCCACTTTGCATAACGGTAAAAGAAAGTGGTCTTGTAAGCCTTAAGCAAAAAGGAAAGGAGATGATCAAATGAAAATTTGGGATTTTATAACTCTTACCTTCTTAGGTATATTGCTTGGACTGGCAATGTTTGTTGGATTAAAACTAGATGATAACGCTCAGCAAATTAAGGAAAGTAAATGGGAAAGATTCGTTGAGATTGATAACGAGATAAGATAAGGCAAAGTCAAACGGGGGGTGATTAGGTTCACCCCCCCTTTTTGCGTTATGTCAACATAAAAAAAAATTTTTTTTTTCGGTGGGGGACCCAACATATATCAAACGAAACGGCAAAAGTCACTTTTATACCCGCTCCTTACAAAGTCACTTTTATACCCGCTTCTTTATAGCCCCCCTTTTGGCATACCAAAAAAAGGGAGCAACTGCCCCCTTGATTTGAAATCTGGAAAAATCCCGCCTGTTAATTTTCCCCCAGGGAAAAGACTATATTGTCTAGTGCATCTATGATGTGTTTCTCACAATTTGTAATGTCTCCGTAGTGGGGCCATGAAACGAGGTGATTTGCTTTATTTCTCAGCACCTGATCATGTTTTTCCTCTAGTGTATTGGCTGGCATGACTCCGACCTTCTCGATATAAATGACTGGTGCGCCTATTGCCTTTAGTGCATCAATTTCGATGGGGAACCTAACATCTGGTATAATGCCGCGGGAGGCGGCGGTCGAAAGAGCCTTGTCGAGCCATATGGTGTCGCCGAATCTCTTTTTCATGGATTGTCCGTATTCGACCAAGATGGGGCGAATAATTTCTTTTTCGAGTGGGACCTCGGTAAATGCCGAAATGCCGAAGTGTTTTTGTAGGAAGGGGTCGCAGTCTGATTTTAGTTCCTTGGCAAATGAAACTATTTTCATGTCGTCGCCCCAGCGCTTCATAAATTCCTGCTGCAAAATTTTTGCTGCCGTGTCTTTGCCAGCGCGAGCAAAGCCAGCGATGCCGATTAGTTTAGGTCGTAACATATGATGAACCCCTTTCCGTTTGGCTGAACTCCCATTACGTTGTAGTCGATCCACTCTATGGCTTCTTCGCTACTCATTTGTTCACTAAAATGCTCATACATTTTTGCATATGAGTAAATTAAAATCCCCTCATCGTCGTGGCCAAGAACGCAATCGTCCAGACCCTCCAGAATTAGAGCCTCTTCATGAAGCATGTCTATATCTATATTCATAATTATTAATCTTTAAATTTTCTCAATTGTTCCTGTTCGAGACAGTAGCCTTCGCCATGTCCAAGATTCTTAATATTTTCCTTTTTGATTAGGTCCTTTTTAAAAGCCCATCCTGGAAATGTTACTGTGCTATTTTCTATAGTAGCCAATACATACATGTCAACATCATTATTTACTTTCATGGTAGATAGTAGTTTGCCGTTTTTGTATTTAGTAGACTTAATGTCGTAGCGATATCCCTTATAGACACCATCCTCGCTGCCGCTCCTTGGTGTGAGTCCAAGGTCTGGGAATGTGTTAAAATGCTTGGAGAAGGCATATTCTGCCATAAGTCCCATAACGTCTGCTTCGGAGCCGTCTTGATCCCCCATCTTTGCGTCCTTTACGCCAGCACTTCTGGCAATAAGAGATCTCATTCTGCCAATAATTTGACAGACTGTCACTTCGTCTGGATTTAGTTTTACTTTTATCATATTAAACGTAATTATGATTGTGTTGGCGAATTGTATCAATAAGATTTGAATTAATTTTATATTGAATATTCATCTGGTCTTGCAAGATTTTGATGGACTTCTGATTCTTATTTAGTTGCCAGCTCAAATGAAAGATGGCCCCGATTAGGGTGATGATTGCAATCGTGCAAATTGTAATAGGTCTATTTTTATTCATGTTTTTCAGTTTATTTTTTAAATGGTAGCTCCACCAGGAATCGAACCTGGAACGCAAGATTAGAAATCATGTGTTATATCCGTTTAACTATAGAGCCGAAATTATTTTCACCTGAGAGCCACTATTATCTCTCACATTCAGGGTTTTTCTAGGTTTCAATGCATCCCCATTAGGTGGTAAGCAATACGCAAAGATACTGATAGAGTTTCCATTGTTTCGGACTCGAACCGTTCGTCGCAAACCAACCGCTAAATCGGTTTACTTTCTCTTTGTAATGCGGTGAAAAAATTGTTAAAGAACTATGCAATGTACTATGTACTATTTTTGATACTTGTCAACAAAAAATAGTGTAATTCTTTGTATGGTCGATTTAAATGAAAATACAAATGTCAATATACCTTTAAGGAACTTACTGGGATTAATATTTGCAGTAGCTGTTTCTGTTACTGGATACGTGAATCTTACCTCGCGAATTACTCAATTAGAACATGGTAGACAAATTACTAACGTCGAGGTATCGATGAATAGTGAATTCAGAGTCAAATGGCCTCGCGGTGAGTTAGGGGCTTTGCCAGCTGATGCTAATCAGGATCTTAGATTAAACTATATCGAGAAACGCTTAGAAATGGTTGATGGGCTTTCCCGCGAATTAGAAATTGAAGTTCATAAGGCCAAAGTTGAATCTGAAGCTGTAGATAATTAAAGATAGTGGATCCTATGAATGAGTTATTAAATATCCTGATATCTTTATGGCCTGTCTTTGTTGGGTTTATAGGCTTGATTGTTGTATTATCTAAGATGCATTACAATATAGAAAACTTAACAGAGAAGGTAAAAGTTCTTTTCGATTTTCATAACGAAAGAAAAGATAGATAATTAAAAATGGTGGACCCTGAGAATTACGATATCTCGACCTAACCATTATGAGTGGTTTGCTCTTCCTCTGAGCTAAGGGTCCTAAAAGTGTGAGGGAGCCGACCGCTACGCAGTCCTTATCCTCATTATCAACCCCCGCCGTCGCAGAGGAATTACAAGCTCAATCTAAACACCAATATAAGATTTGATCAGATTCTTATGTTTTTTTCGCCAAATTATGCATATACTCTATGATATAGGAGTCTTTCGACTCTCACGGCACATATGTCCGAATTTTGTCATAGAGTGCAGAGGCATGGCAGGTCTACTTTGATAATAGTTAACCCAATAGATGACGTAGAGAAGTTACCTTGTATGATAAATGATCGATCTAACAGCATGCCGCTCAATCAACGCCTATTCCACAGGCCTCATATCCTAGTACGTTCTACACTACTTTTTTAGTTTCCCCCCATTGGAATGGTGGATCATTACCCAATACTCCTCAAAGCATTGGAACTATTAAATTGATCAGCAGTGAGCAATAGCCTACATCACTTGCACTGCTGGATATGTTAACGTGTTTGCTCCTCACGATACCGATTTGACGACCTATGACAGAGCGGTATGTTCTCTGCTTTTTCTCCTGTAGTGTGCATCATCAAGGCTACTTAGATGAGAGGCATTAGGGGTCAAAATGAAAGAAAGGCCCCAGCAGGGAGTGATCAACTCTGCTGCTCCTTGTTGATTCAAGGAGTAAATCATCTCTGCTCGTATGCAGTAGAGGATGTAGGACAAGGTGGCAGGTTCGGCAGGATTTGAACCTGCGAATGACTGGATCAAAACCAGTTGTGTTAGGCCACTTCACCACGAACCAATAAAATGGTACACCCTCTGGGACTTGAACCCAGAACCAATTGATTAAAAGTCAACTGCTCTACCGATTGAGCTAAAGGTGCTTAATACACAGGATAGGTCGTTACTCCTATTACGGTCTTTGTGGAACTAGGCTTACGATTACCAATCGATCACCATGCTTCTATGCGCTTCGCGTTTTGCAGTTACGGTCACGAAAATGCCATAGAATTAACCGAGTCGATATTCCGCCTTCCTCGGACGCTGGCCCACGCAGTGTTTCTACTTTCAACACCGCCTGTGTAAAATGTACCCAGCCTTTATGATCATTCAATGAAGAAGAGGATCACTGGGTGTGTTAAAAAGCTGTTCAGGCTGGATTCGAACCAGCATTGCCGAAGCACGGATTAACAGTCCGCTGTATTACCTATCTACCACTGAACAATAAAAAGTTTTGATTCACCCGTTAAACGGTTGAATTTTTACAGACAATAATTACTTGCCTCCTGTTGTAAGCGCTTACAGAGCAGGGAATCTCGCAGTATACACGGGTCATTCATCATCGTTTAGGTTGCGATCCTATGATGCCGTGACTTCTTTCATTCTCGCTAATAGAACTTCTGCATGAATCAAATTTGGCGGAGAAAGTAGGATTCGAACCTACGGAAGCGATTAAACTTCGACTCTTTAGCAAAGAGCTACCTTAAACCTCTCAGTCATATCTCCTTAAATGGCAGAGAGAGTGGGATTTGAACCCACGGATGCTTTCACATCAACAGTTTTCAAGACTGCCGCCTTAAGCCGCTCAGCCATCTCTCTAAAAATGGAGGTCACACTCGGATTTGAACCGAGAAAGGCTGAGTACAAATCAGCTGTTTTGCCAATTAAAACTATGCGACCTAAGTACCCCTATGCGGATTCGAACCGCAGTCGCTTGGATGAAAACCAAGTGTCCTAGACCTGGCTAGACGATAGGGGCTTAAAGTATAGCAGGAGGGATTTGAACCCCCGACCCTCTGGTCCCAAACCAGATGCGCTACCAGACTGCGCTACTGCTATATGGAATAACCGCAATATTGCTACAGGATTCGAACCTGTGTTTCTGACATACTCGTCAGTGTCCTAGACCTGGCTAGACGAAGCAAGCTATCACTTAAAACCTTATTGTTCCAGCAATCAGGCGTGATTGGCGTTATACGTTCAAAGTTCTCTACTGGAATAGATCGCTTTTACTTGTAATAAAATGGTTGCAGGGGCAGGAATTGAACCTGCTCACGAAGCTTATGAGACTCCGTTGGCTACCTAACCTCCCTACATAAAAATTTCAAAAAATAAACTGTCAAAGATCAATAACAAACACTATGTATATAAAAAAATAAAATGTCAACCCCAAAAACAAAAAAACCCCAACTTTTTTACAAGTCGGGGCTAAGTTGATTCGGAGAGTTATAAAAAACTACACAACGAAAGCCCCAATACTTGATTGTGGTCTATTACTCGTTTCTGTTGTTTTTATAAGCATCTGTATATTAGTTATACACTTGAACGTGAAAAAAATCAACAAAAACATTAATTAGTGTAATAAATTTTATGGCTACCGAATTCAATACAGTAAGCAGTATGTTTGAATTATCCAAACAGGCAGGGAATATACCTCACGTTCTGGATAAGGCCACAGGTAAATACAGGCCGCTAACTACTGACGATTTTAGCCTTAACAGTGATGCAAATGCGACTTCTCTAGACTCCTTTGGCCGACTACGAGTATCCAATCCAGTAACTTTATTTGATTCTACTCATAGGTATCGTGATAACGAATTATGGTCAACCAGCACAAATGGAACTGCTTCGGCTACATTTAATGCAGATCAGGGGCTAATTGATATGACTGTAGACAATTCTTCTGGATCTCAAGTAATTAGAGAGACTACAAAAGTGTTTCCTTACCAGCCAGGAAAGAGTCTTATGATTATGTCAACCTTTGCAATGGATAGTGTTAAAACTGGCCTTAGACAAAGGGTGGGGTATTTTGGGACACAGAACGGAGTCTATTTAGAGAAGGACAATGCTGAGGTTTCATTCGTAGAAAGAACTTCAGTATCTGGATCTCTTGTAGAGAATAAAATTTTACAAGAAGATTGGAACGTAGATAAGATGGATGGCACTGGAAGGTCTGGCGTGACTTTGGATTTGTCTAAAGCTCAGATACTTTGGTCCGACTTCGAATGGCTTGGGGTTGGAACTGTGAGAATTGGCTTCATAGTAGATGGAAAATATATCCACTGCCATAGCTTTCATCATGCTAATCAGATAGCCACGACTTACATAACTACGGCTACATTGCCACTAAGATACGAAATTACGAATACTGCTGCAACTAGTGGCAGTAGCAATCTTAAACAAATATGCTCTAGCGTTATATCCGAAGGAGGTTATTCGCTTCAAGGAGAACAGAGATCTGCCGCCGTTCCAATTACTGGATCAAAAAGCCTTGGGGCGGCAGGAACTAATACTCCTGTAGTTTCAGTTAGATTAAAGACTGGGTATATAGATGCTGCGGCAATATTATCAGCAGTCAGCCTGATTGGTAAAACTAATAACGCTTTTTACGAATGGCAGCTAATATCTAAAGGCGTTTCATTGGGGGGCAGCTTTACTTCGGATACTACTTCTAGCGTAGAATATAAATTAGATGGTACTGGTATTACTGGAGGACATATTTTGGCGGCTGGCTATTTTGCATCTACCACGCAAAGTCAACAGTCAGTTTCAATAGACAGAGATTCTCTATTAAGATTTCAATTAGAAAGAAACAGTTTGGAGAACTATCCTTATGAAATGACACTAGCTTGTGCATCCGATACGTCTTCCGCAGACGTTTTCGGTTCAATGGACTGGGAAGAAATTTCAAGATAATGGGATATCTTTCGGCGCTAATTGACTTTAACGGAGAGATTGATGGATGCAACGGCATCATACATGGATGCCATGAAGTTGCGAGTGGGTTTGATTTAGAAATCAAAGACGGTAATTGTATCGTAGATATAAATTCTAATAAAGATCAAGCCCCAATATTTAAGTATAAAGAATATCATCAATGCTGTATGGAAAATATGCTTATTCCAGCAATGCAGCCTGATGTAGATGTAAAATACTTGGCAGCTATATTTGACTGGTTTGGGTCTTTTAAGATTCTTCAAGTGGGAGATAGATACTACCCTCAAGTAGTTTTTAGATCAAAAGAAATTTCTCACTTTTTATGTAAGCACTTAAGAAAGCCTTTAAAGGACAATTTTATTATTCATTCTAAAGAAATTTTATATTTTGTAGAAAATACTAAAGATTATATGCTGAAGAGAACTGAAGAAGCCCAGATAGTAATTGACTGTGCAGTAGATTCTAAAAACCCTTATAATAAAGAAAGAATGTTTTTATTAAAAAATTATTCAAAAAAAGCAGTTTAGTGTAATACATTATTACATAATTTAAAGAATAATTTATGAACAATTCAGAACAAACTAGATTAGATCGAATAGAAGAAAAAATAGATAAAATGTCGGAAGCCGTTATATCTTTAGCTAGAGCCGAAGAGAAGATAGCTAATTTGGGTGATAGTACGCATATGATTTTAAAGAGATTAGTAGATTATGACGATAGGATTAGAAAGATGGAAGCGGTAAGCTCTGAATGCGAAAGCAAATTAAAAACGATTAGTATGTTATTTTGGACAACAATTACGGCAACAATCGCTTCTGTGATTGGGGCAATAAAGTGGATAAATAATTAAATTTTCTTACCACTTCTGAGATTAAGAGTTACTTCTCTTAATTTTAAAAATTGTTTTTTTAAATTAAAAAACATATATATAGTATATGAAATTTTGTACAGAATGTGGTTCAAAGATAAAGCCGTCGAACGGCGTTTATCCTAAGTTTTGTGCTGAATGCGGTCACGCGTTCGGCGTTAAAGAAAAAAAGAAAACAGCTATAGAGCAGGTAGAGGATGTAGAAGAAATGTCTATACAAAGTCTAGACTTTGATTTTGATAGTCAAGAAGAGTCAGTTTTAAAAATCGAAAACGTTATGGGTTCTAGCGAATCAAGTAATAAGAAAGCGAATAGAAAGAAATCATTCGCAAACATAGACGACCTAAGAGCTAGAATGAAAGAAAATTCGATTAAAGAAGCATAATGATTATTTTTGAAGACGTCGAACCTAATATTGAGAACCTTCTAAATAGATATAAAAACAAATGGAATCTCGATGTAATTAAACATTACGAATTTGAAGATTTTAAGCAAGATGTGAAATTGCACATATATCTTAAGTTCTCTCAATGGAAACAAGAAGAGCCTTTTGATCCTTGGTGTTCTAGAGTAATTCACAATCAATTGATTAATAAGAAGAGAAATCTTTTTACTAATCATAGCAAACCTTGCTCAGATTGTTATTTTAACAACGGTGGAGATTCTTGCGGCTTTACAGAGAGTAAAATTCAATGCAATGAATGCTGTAAGTTTAAGCAGTGGTCAAAAGGAAAAAAGAGCGCTTATGAAATAAAAACGGCATCAGATATTGATTCTGATTTTGTAGAGGTGAGCAAAGTAGAAGATTTGAATATTGATTATGAAAAATTTCTAAACTCAGTGAGAACAGAAATTGTCGATAGGATCGAAAATATCAAATATAAAATGACTCCCACTACTTTAAAAATATTTGATATGACTTATATGCAAAAGCAAGAAGATCACGAAATATCAAAAAAATTAGGTTATACTACTAACGAAAAAAATAGAAACCCAGGATATAGAAACCTATCTTTGCATAGAAAGATTATTAAAGAGATAGCAAAAGAACTTTTAACAATAGAAGATTACGATTTTGCATGAAAAATAAGTTTACATTAACAGACACTCAGAAGGAGTGGATTAAAAAGAATGCGGAAGAGCTTGAGTATGACGTAAAAAGTATCACAGTATCTATTACTGGGGATAAATCTAAAGATGGAAGGTCTTTGGAAGGTATTGCTGTAAAAAAATTCTTATCTGAAGATTTAAATGTAAAGCCTCAAGTCAGAAGTATTAATAGCGCAGAATATGAAGCTTTTCAGTTGACCGACAAGCAAAAGGAGTTTCTTAGATTTAACTTCGAAAAAATGTCAACCACTGAGCTTGCATTGGAACTTTTCCCAGATCTAAGAGAGATTGAGCTGCGTAGAGTAGCTTTTAGTAAGCCAGGGGTAGCCATAGCGAGGTTTTTAAATGAAATTGGAGCATCTGCCAACAAGCAGAATAAAAAGACTAAATTTCAGTATCCTGATAGCGTGTCTTCTGCTTTGATTGTCATAAACAAATATACTGGCGCTAAACTTGAAGAGAAAAAATTAAAAGATCATCAGGTAGAATCTATCGAAAGTTTGTGCGTTAACTTGCAGAGGGTTGGAGTTAAGCATACTTTAGAAAACTTTAAAGAAGAAATCGAAAGAGAAAGATTCTTGGAGAGTTTTATTTGTGATACTTGGGACAAAGAAGATTTAACTTCTGGAGAGATATCTCAATACATTGATTTGGCTGGAGAGAGAGTTCATTTAGATCAAATTAAATCGCACCAACAGGAACTTCAGGAGATGCTTGAAGTTTCCATGAGAAATGAAGATAAGATTCAATATACACTAGTTGAAAGTATAGATAAACAGATACAAAATAGAGATAAATGTATGGGTCGAATCGAGAAGTTACAGAAGAGTTTGGAAGGCACAAGAACTCAAAGACTCAAAGACAAATCTCCAGACAATGTTACTATTCTTTCTATTATTGAAAAGTTCATGAAAGAAAAAGAACGCAAGCAAATTCTTGAAATGCAAAAGAAGAAAGACGAACTTCTCTCTGAAGATGTAGATGAACTTGATAATATGGACGAATATATATCAAGAATTTTAGGAATTACAAAATCTGAAATTATTAGTCAGCAATGAGATACTCAGAATTCGAAACAGAAAAAGAGTTTAAAAAATATTTGCGCAGAGAGAAAATCTTAATGGCTGAATATTTTGAAAAATTTGAACCAAGATATGATCTATACTCTAACGAAAAAATAAAGTATAAAGATAGGGCTAGCTATTTATCTACATATTTTACTCATAAAAGAAATATGAGCAAGTGGCTAAAGATACAAGACAAAGACACTGCATTATCTTTTATCAAGAAGGGCTTTAACTTTAGAAAGCAAAAAGACGAATTACAGTTCGTGCCATGTCAAGTGGAGGCAAGAAACTTAAAGGAAGTTCCTTCTATAAACGCCTATCCTTATATTCATGAAGCTTCTATTTGGGAAGAACTAGATCTAAAGCAGAGATTTTCTTATGAGGATATAAATTATAAATTTCAGGATTTAAATGGAGCCATTATAGGGATCGACACAAGAGAAAAGAATAGATTAGATTTTAAGGGGATTAAATCCATAAAACATAAGTTTGATTTTGGTGATTATGGTTTTATTAATGAGCCTTATTTTTGTAACACATTCTTTGAAAGAAAGTCTATTGCAGACTTATGGGGTACAATGTCTAAAGGTTATGATAGATTTTGTAGAGAGATAGAAAGAGCTAATAATGCTGGAGCGTATATCATAGTTATGATTGACTATGCCTATAGCAAAGCTACTGGTTACAACTTCAATAAAAGATATTCCAAATCGACGTCTAATTTCATTTTTCATAGAATTAGAAAAATGCTTCAGACATATGATAATGTTCAATTTCTTTTCTCTGGTGGCAGAGAACAGAGTGAATACTTGATAACAAAGATAGGCATGATGGGAGAAAATGCTAAAAAGTATGACTTGCAATATCTCTTAGATACCAAAAAAATAAAATGATTGAAAAAGGAAATTTTGGATTAGAAAATCCCAACATAGTAGATGAAATGCTTAAAGTCGAGGGCGACTTGAATCAAGCAGAAGCTGCTGAAATGGTTGCAAAGTTACTAGCTTCAAAGCCAGGATTACTTTATAATATGTTGACTGGGGGAGAAAATTTGTTTAGCTATCAGATTGCCAAGATAGCTATTCTAGCGAAGAGAGACTTTACTTTAGACGTTAGTGCTAGAGGTGGTGCTAAAACCTTCACTGCGGCTGTATTTGCCCTGATATACGCTATTACTCATCCTGGTATTAAAATTCTAGTATTGGGTCCAACTCTAAGACAGGCAAAAACCCTCCTTAATTATATTATGGACATAGCAAAGAAGCCTAATGCTTTTTTGCTGCGACAGTTCTTAACTGAGAAAAGTTACAAGAGAGATCCAGATAGGTATTCTATTAAAATTGGAACTGGAATCTTTGGACCAGAATCAGAAATTTTTGCTATGGCTTTAGGCGATGGAAAGAAGATTCGTGGTGCTAGAGCGCAAGTAATTATTCTTGATGAGGCTTTCGCTATTCCTCAAAATATCATTGATGAAGTTATTGGACCAATGATGATTGTCAATGCTAATATTTCCGAAAGAGTTAAAACTAAGGAGTTGGAAGATAAATTAATAGAAAGCGGCAAAATGCAAGAAAGCGAAAGAAGGAGATTTGCTAACAATAAGATGATTATGCTTTCTTCTGCCTGTTATGAATTCGAGTCTTTCTATAAGAGATTTGAGAGCTATAGGGACAAAATTCTAGACCCAAACCTAGAGAGACAAGATGGAGAAATAACTTATGGTATTGTGAACTTGGGCTGGGAAGCTCATCCAGACGAACTACTATCAAAAACATTTGTTTTAAGAGAGCAAGAATCGATGTCTGAAGACTCTTTTAGGAGAGAGTATGAAGCGCAGTTCTCTCCAGACTCAGCATCGTATTTCAAGATGTCTGTAATGGCTAAGAGGACTTTAAGCCCAGGCGAGTATCCTCACGTTGAAATTAGGGGAGATGATTCATCGAAGTATTTTTACATTCTTGGCATTGACCCTAACTTTAGTAACTCAGAGACTAGTGATAATTATGCGATGGCTTTACTGAAGGTAGAGAGAGGCAAGCAAAACAAAGCTACTTTGGTTCATAACTACGCCGTTGCAGGTCTTGAAGCGGATAACATTATTGAATATGTAATTTATCTAATTACTCATTTTAATATCGAGTATATCATAATGGATTTTGCTGGTGCTAGACAATCTTTAGATACGTGGAATAACTCCTCTTTGTTTAAAGAAAGAAATTTGAAACTAGAGGACTTTGAAGCTAAATTTGACTCAGAGAAGGACGTTCGAGGTAGTAAAAGTTCTTATGATTTGGGATCTAGAAAGATTGTACATATCCAAAATTTTAATACTGGATGGATCAGGGAAGCTAATGAATATATGCAAATGTGTTTTGATAGAGGCAAACTCTTCTTTGCTTCTTCTCCTGTCGATAGCGAATTCGAGAGCATGGTCAGAAAGAGGAATATACCAATAGATAAAATCAATTATCTATATGGCCAAGAAAACGAAGACAACTTTAAGGAAGATGATTGGTTAAAGAAAAAGCAATATGACTTTATTGAACATCAAGTCAGATTAATCTCACAATCTAAAACAGAATGTGCCAATGTTAAAATGACTGCATCTCCACAAGGTCATCAAACTTTTGATTTGCCGACGGCAATGAGAAAAATGAATACGCCAGACAAGCCTAGAAAAGATAGCTACTCAGCACTTTTACTTGCAAATTGGGGTAGAAAATGCTATGAATTACTTAACGAAACAGACGAAGAAGAAACACCAACTTGGGTTCCTCCAATGATGTTCTAATCTTTCACATAAAGTCACATTAAATGTAATATCTAGCAAATGGCAAAAAAGAAATACAACTCAAACTCTCTCTATCACACCGATAGAAAAGCGTATTATGCTCAAAAAGAAGCCAAGACTTCCAGTCAAGAGCCAGAACTAACTTATAACGATGTTTTCTCTAATAGAGAGACTCTTGAAAAGAGCATTGGAATGGTAGCTGGAAATAACAGTAGGGATGGATTTCTTGGTAGAACTTTTGACAGCGCATTGGGAGTAGATAGTAAGCTGGCTTCAAGATTTCCCAATTTGATTGGCAAAGGGACTCTCTATCGTAGATATGCGGACGGATATATCGGCATTCAAGAAGTTGTATACTTGTGTCAGAAGGCATGGGAAGAATTTCAGTTATTCAGGAATACTATTGAAACTATGGTAGAATTTTCTGTTTCGGAGATTCAGATAAGTGATAAGAATAGTTCTGCAAAGGCATTTTGCAAAGGCTGGCTAGAAGCTGTAAATATGCAGGGATTTTCTGAGCAGTTCTATAGAGAGCTGTATAGATCTTGCAACCTTTTTGTCTATAAGATAGGTGGCAATGTAAATAAAAAAGATATCAGTAGCCTGAAGGATATTAAAAGTGGCAACGTAAATATTCCAGTTAAGTATACTGTTCTTAATCCAGCGCAAGTAGCTCTTGAAGGTGGCGTAACATATGATTCTGCTGTCTACAAAGTGCTTAGCCCATATGAAATACAAAGATTAAAAAATCCAAAAACTCCAACTGAAAAGTCTATTTTTAATAAATTAGATAAGGAGATTCAGGTTCAAATACAAAATTATAGTGAAAATTATGGCGGTTCTCAAGAAACTTTAAGAGTGCCATTAGAAGATGTTGATTCTATCTTTTACCAGAAACAGGACTACGAATATTTCGCCGTTCCTCTTTTCTATGGAGTATTAGACGATATAGAATTAAAAATGGAAATGAAGAACGCCGATAGACAGATTATTAGTTCTTTGGATAGTATGCTTCTTCTTCTCACTATGGGTGGAGCCAAGGGTAGAGACGGAACAGAGCTTCCTCCTAATCCTGAACACATGGCTTATATGAGAACCCTTTTCGAGAACAAGAAGGCTCAAAGAGTTCTAGTTGCCGATTATACCACAAAGGCTGAGTATGTCATACCAGACATTGATAAGATTATTGGTAAGGCTAAATACGAACAAGTTAATGAAGATATTAGAGAAGGTTTGCAAACAGTGTTTGGAGGTAATGAAACGTTTTCAAATTCCGTAACCAAAGTAAAGATCTTCTGCGAAAGGCTTCAAAAGGGTCAGAATATATTTAAGAAGTGGCTTGAAGACGAACTGCATGATGTTTGCGAGAAAATGGGATTCAATGCGAAACCCACTGTAAAATTATCTTCCGTAACTTTAGAGGATGACGCTCAAATGTTCAGAGTTTATACCAGAATGGCAGAACTCGGTTTCTTGACTCCAGAAGAATTATTTGAAGCGACTAAAAATGGTATGCTTCCTAATTCCCATGAGAGCGTTCTCTCTCAAAGGAAGTTTAAGAAACAAAAAGAAGAAGACATTTACTTTCCTCAGATTTTCAACAACAGTCAATACAATCCTTTGGATTCTGACGCAGAGAGCAACGACAAGCCCTCTACTAATCAAGTTGGAAGACCTCCAAGCAAGGACTCTGGATTTAACGAAGTTAGACAAAGAAGAGTCGGCAGCATTCAACAGCTTTCTATAAAAAGCGTTAAAGATGTCTTGGGTGAATACGATAATCTTAAGTCTGACGTTAACAAGTCGTTTTCTAAAAAGTATGGCATAAATGAAATTAGCGAAAAGCAGAAAGAGATTACTAAATCTATTGCCTATAATATTTCTAAGAATTACGAGATCAAAGATTGGAAAACTGCAATTAAGGAAGTTATCGAGAAGAAGGTTATTTTGAACAATACAGAAATTGAAGAACAGATTAAGAGCATATGTAATGATTTTGAACTTACAGATGATTTTATGGGCATGTTAATCTATCATGCTAAATAACTTCTCAATTTTGGTGTTCCTATGTATATAACTATATGCGCTCATCATTAAGTGATAAATTCAAGTATAAAAGTACCTTTCTTTCAAAGGCGAACGTAGTTTCACTAAAAAGCTCTGATTTATCGACAGCATCTTTGCAAAATTTAAAGGATACGCTAGACGTATCAGAAGGAGATATAGAAAAAAATCCTGATCTTTTATTTCTTTCTGCAGATCTTTATGTTTCTGATAATGCAAATAAGAATGGAGATCTAGTTGATAGAGAAGGTGCGCTTGAACTTGCAAAGCAAGTACCTAATAAATATTTAAATCTAGAACACGAACAGGATGTCATTGTAGGGTCTTTAATAAGTCCGTTCTACAGAGAATACTCTGGAGAAAGAGAAATGATAGAAGAAGGTAGTCTAAAAGACTATGACGGTCCAGTTGTAGTTGGAGGCACTGGATATATCTGGAAAAGTGTTAACCCAGACTTGGCTGAATTTCTAATTGAAGCTTCCGAAGAGGATAGCGAAAATTATGGAATGGCATCCATGTCATGGGAAGTATATTTCAATGACTTTGAAATCTTAAAGGGTTCAAAGTATGTTGCTGAAGGAAATGTAGTTTCTGACAAGCGAGAGATTGAAAAAATGAAACCCTTCTTAAGATGCTATGGAGGAAACGGGGACTACGATGGTTCTCCTATCTACAGGTTAATAAAAGGAGAAAAATTATTTTTAGGTGCTGGTATAGTTAAAAATCCTGCTGCTGACGTAAAAGGAATTGTAACTTCGGAATCTAAAATTATTAAAAATAAAAATAAAAAAAATTCACAAATAGTGAAAATGAATGTAAAACCAAATAAAGCAATGAAAATCTCAAATATTACAGATTATAAAAATGCGCTTGCTTCTATTACCGATGGTGAAGAAGTGAACGTAACTACTCTTGCATCTTTGGAAGCGAATTTCGATTCAGTGATTGAGAAAGCTCAAGCTTCCGCTATCGCCGATGAAATTCGTGTGAAGAGCGAAGAGTTTGCAGCTTCCATCTCTGAAAAGGATGAGGCTATTGCACAAGTTGAAGAAGCTCGTGCAGCGTTGGAGAAGAAAGTTGAAGAACTTGAAGAAGCTAAGGCTGCTCAAGCATCCGAACTTTCGGAAATTAAAGGTAAGCTAGAAGCACAAGAAAAACAAAGAGTGTTCGACGAAAGAATGACTGCTCTTAGTTCTGAGTTTAACCTTGAAGGTGAAGTAGCAAAAGTTGTTGCTGAAGAAATCAAGGATATCAATGAAGAGCAGTATGATTCTTGGCTTACTAAATTTAAAATTTTAGCGGGTAGCCACCTTAAGGCTGAAGCTAGTGCAGAAGACTCTGAAGAAGTGTCTGAAGCGAATGAAACCGATGAGAGCGAAACTGAAGAAGCAGTTGAAACAGAAGTAGAGGCAGCTGTTGCCGAAGCATCTGAAGAAGCTACCGAAGAAGTTACTAACTCTCAACATGAATACAAATCCCTTAATGATGAATTTGAAAACTTCGAGTTCGAACTTGCGGGTAAATAAAAAAAAACATAAAATAAAATAATTATGGCATATAAAGACCTAATCCTAAAACCAACTCGTAACGTTCCTCCTCACAAGATCGTTTCTGAGTTTCGCACGGACTTCACTGGTCAGGCTGGTCATCTTGTCAAGGTTTCTTCGTACGACCCTGACTCTGACACTTACTACAGCTCATCCCCAGTAGGAGGTTCCTATGATGGTATCTACAGCAATCAGCAAGTAGCTCCATATTCAGTCACCACAACTGCGGACGGCGATACAGCCTCTCAGGTTCTTGGTATCACTCTCGAAGGCACTGCTGTTACAGATACTAACGGCAATAAGATCGATGGCTTCAACAAACGTTGGGCAGATGAAAACGGTTACGTTGCTTCTGGCAAGCCAGTACAAATCGCTACAGAAGGTATGTTCTGGATTGACGCGAATCAAATCAAGGGCGGCGTTCCTGCTCCTGGTTCTGGTTTAAAGGCTTTCGGAACTGGATCTTTTGGTCTTGTTGACCTTTCTGCTACCAATGCTTCTGGTTCGTTGTTTAACGCTCCTCTAGCTATCGGTAAGGTTATCTCAAGCACTGGCACTCGTCAGTCTGATGTTCTCATCCAACTGTCACTCTAAAATATAAGGTATTACTAAAATGAAAATCAAACTAAAAGAAAAACCAGAACAAATCGCCCTCATTAAGGCTATGGGTTCGAGTGACGAAGAAACTTCTGCAAAAGCAATGAAGGTTTTCGCAAACCTTGTTGGACCTCTTGCACGAAAAGTTCTTGACGAAACTAATATCATCGATTCCTTGTATGATACAATTTCTGTTGGAGAATTTGAGCCTCGTACCATCCCTCTTGATGACTTCTATAACGTCGATAAGCCAGATTATGTTCGCGTAACATTCTCTAGTCAACCAGGCGATCTTGCATACAGCCAATTGACTGGTGCTGATGACATCCCCTTCACTACTTTCGTAGTTACATCTGCTATCGCAATGTATCGCAAGTATCTTAAGGCTGGACGTATTCAACACGCTGAAAATGGTATCCGTAAGATGATCAACGAAGTTCGTTTCAAAATGAAACGTCAAGGCATCCAGCCGATCCTTGATTCAGTTGCTAACGTTCAAACTAATGATCAGTATCACGTTACTCGTTCTCACCAAGCTGGAAGATTCGTTCTTGCTGACTTAAATAGACTTGAAACTCTTGCTTCTCGTATCGTTACTTCTGCTCTTGGCGGAACTGCTAACGCTTCAGGCGCTCGTGGTATCACTGACTTGCTCGTTTCTCCTGAAATCGTTGAAGACATCCGCGCTATCGCGTATAACCCAATGAACACAGTTGCTGCTGACGGTGGCGCTCCTGCTAATACAGAAGACGGTATTGCTGCTCCTGATTCGCTTCGTAACGAAGTGTATGGTGCTGCTGGTATCCCAAGTCTCTATGGCACTAACATCATCCAAATGGTTGAGATGGGTGTCGGTCAAGACTTCAACACCATCTTCGATGCGTTTGCAGGTACTAACGCCTATGTTGATAATGCAGGAACTGGTACAGCACAATTCAATGGTGCTACTGAGCAAATCGTTCTTGGTATCAACAGATCTGTTGATGTTAACGGTCTTGTTAAAGTTGAAATCAGCGACAGCGAAAGCGGTTCGACATTCAATGCTCTTCCTGACAACCAGTTTGTTGCCAGAGAAGGTAAGGTTGGATTCTACGGACAGGCTGAAGCAGGTTATCTTAGCGTTGAGCCAAGAAACCTCTTTGCCATCGCGGTCTAAGACTAACAAAATTAAAACTAATCCCGTCAGAAATGGCGGGATTTTTTT